CGGGGAACGCATATATCTGATATTTTCCACGAGTAGGGGCTCAGCATGGCTTCGGCCCCCCTATTCGTCTTTTATACGAGAGTTATGCCATGCTATCCGGTCAAACATAACGTGCCTTCGTGGCCCGACGGGAGATGGGATAGGGCAGGGGTTTCATGCGGCCTCTGCTGGGAACCAGCATTTGCTCTAAGTTCAATATAACTTGGCCCCCGAATCCTGATCGCCGCAGGACTCGTCCCAAAAGGGGCCGTACTTCCAAGAAGGCTGCGGCATCAGTCCCCATCGCTGATCTAGAAGGCGAGTGGGAGGAGGAAAGGGAGCAGAGGAATGAGTATGCTCGCAAAAGGAAAGGTGAAGCTGAATCCCATATGGGCCTGAAGGCGTTCAAGAAGGTCCTCGCCATTCCACGCGGCCAGCGGTCATCGCGGCAGCAGGAGGAGGTGAGGGCGCACGTTCGCCGACAGGAACAGAGGAAGATGAAGCATCGCCAGTCACGCGTGGTCCTTGTAAATCAAGGTTCTGCGGCCCTTGATGCGGCTACCAAATCTCGGCTGAATGTTCGGGAAGTCGAACCCGTGAACATCGGTCGTGCTAGGCAGAAGGAGGAGGAGCGTCTGCGGGAGTTGAGGGTGAGAGGGCCAGGCTTGATTCGCATTGTCGGCGCTAAGGGCGTCGTCACTGCGGCAGCAGGGACACCGGAACCCTCGCCTGCGAAGGAATCAAATGGGAAAACCCAGTTTACCAAGCTACTCAGGGCTATAGTGCACGAATTTAAGGTAGGCAGGATGCATGTTCACGCGTATGTGGATGTTGTTGAATGCCTCCATAACAATGCTATACCCGGAGCTGTCAAGGTTAAGGAACTGTCGCGGCTTCGAACTGCGATGGTCGATCAGGGCCGTACCGTAGATCCCGATGGAGCATGGGCGCAGAAGACTTTTGAACACGCCAAAGGGTGGAAGGGGAATGGAATCATTCTCTTGGTGGTGATGGCTGCGATAGTTGTGTCTTTTGACGCAGTCATTTGCGGCTATCATCCCGTGCTCAAGCTCGAACGTGCTGGTGACGTGATCCAGTGTTCGTTGAGGTACACGTTGGGCGGCCGTAGTGTCGTCCTTTTCGGTGTGCCAGAGGCTAGGTATTTTCACGTGGTCGGCTATTTTCTACGCCTGAAGAACTTTGCGAAGAGCGACGGGTGGAAGGGAAATGGCGATGGCATACACACATATGTGATGTGGATATTCGGTATTGCGTCATATGGGATTCGGACGAGCCTGGTGGCTGTGTGTCGTCGGCTTTACCAGCCCATATTATATTGTCGCGATGGTATCATTAGGAGGCTGCCCAGCCCAACGGCTGACGAACCTGGGGATGTTGACGTCTATGTACTGTCCATTTCCGGTGTCAAGTCGCCGCTTTCGTTGGCTTACGCGGCTTTCATAAGACTATTGCTGATGATGGGAGGCATCGAACCCAATCCCGGGCCGACGGGGTGTTACAATTGCGGGAAAGAAGGCCACTTGGCTCGCAATTGCCCAGAGGCGCCAAAGAAAGGCAAGAAAGGACCGGCTGTAGCCAAGCATTGTGCGATTTGCGAGGCTTATTATTACCCAGGAAAGACGAAGGACCTACATGGACAACGCCAATCTTCGTCCGACCACCAGTTGGCTGCAAGTAGCAGGATAGACAATTGGGATGTACCTGGGGAGCGGCCGGCGCGCGTGACACTCTCGCATTTGCGGATATATCTCCTGTATAAAGAATGCGTTACTCACGTGGGCCAAGCCCCCTCGATGGAAATCTCCGTTCATGACGAGTCGACCGTCATGTTCGTGAGGATGGAGGAATGGCTGAAAGCAGGCAAGTTGGCGGGCACCGACATTCCCGCAAGGGTTGTCGATGTGTTCAAGAGGAATCATTTCTCGAGCGTGCCCAGTCCCCAGGCCGCGCCTAGTGCCGCTTCCGGTGAACAACTCACCGTTATACCGTCTGCGCCAGATTTGTCGCAGGCGGCCGCTACCCCTGTTCCAGCAAGCGGGGATCGGAAAGAAACAAATCTGAAGGAGAAGGAACCTGAGGTGGAGGTTCTTCAGACTTCGGGGTGCTCGAAAACACCGAGCGCACCGGAGGAGGTTCCTGTAAGGGAACATTCGGCTTCTGTACCGGCAGAGAAATCTGCCAAACAGGCGTTGGCGACGCCTGCTCCCTCCCCATCAATCAATGGTGGGGGTGGGAGCGAAACGCCTGGGCTAGAAAGGGCCCAGTCCTCGGCGCTTAGGGCGCCCGTCTTAGATGGTTATCGACTTTCCGACCAGCTTGTTAAGCCAGCGGAAGGCAAGCCTCGTTCTGAGCTGAGTAAGTTCGTCGAGGCATACACGCGAGTGGAGCCACTTGAGGTAAATCAGAGCTTCGTCTTGCATGAATACCAAGGAGAGAGACGCGTTTTGTCATGGAGGGCAGTAACGGAGGCAAAGCAAGCATACTGGGAAGGAGTAGTGACCGCTGTGGTACCTAAGAAGCGTTCACGTCTCATGATGCTTGTCTGGGCGGCGATGACCATTGCCGCGACTTGTATTGTCCTTTCGGCACCAGCATTGTGCTCTTACACTGAATTTTCGACAGTGCCCGAGTTGCCTCATTTTCTTAGGTACAAGGACGGATATACCGCAGAGCCGCTTACCTTACGTCACTTGATCCCGAGGTGGATGGGTGGTCAGTATCGTTTTAGTCGGCCTACGGGTGAAGAATCTGAATCCTTGTGGGACATTTACAGGAAGGTTGCGCCAGCGTCTTCGACGTGGTTTTTGACGCGGAATGAAACTTGGTTTGCGTACCGAGATGATTTTAGTTCCGCGGTGGCTGCGTTGATAGCGAAATTTACCACTGTGCCCGTGTATGGTTTCCACGGGCCGCATGGCAGTGGTTTTAATGTCTCTTTGATGGGCGTATTGTGTAAAACGGTCGATTTTGAGCGTGGCGCGCGCGTCAAGGTTCAGTGGGGTAAATGGCGGACTGAGGTCGACGGCAAATTTGCTGTCTCCAGTATTGCCTACCCACTGGTCCTAGTTGTATGTGCGCTATTGTTCTACTTGTTGACCAGCCCATCTACTAGGGTCATCCAGTTACGCTACATACCACACTATTCTGCTTATCTTATCTCGGAATTCAATAAGAAGGCTGACCAGGCTGCAGTCCGGTCTGCCTTACGGCAGAAAAGTTTGAGGTTTGCAGCGTTCCCGCTGGCGGACGTGGACCTTGTGAAATGCTTGGAGGATAGTGAATCAGTGGCGCTCTGGGCTGTGTGCCTCAGGGATGCGCCGGGTTTTCTGTGAGGCCGGCTGTGAAGGCCGGCCGCACTCCGAAGCATTATGTCGAAGGTGCGCGGGTCTCAGAATTGCCCGTTCCGAGACCAAGTGCGAAAGGGGCGGAATCGTGTGGTGCGAGGGTAAAGCTCCCGGCAGTTCGGAGACCCCGCACACGCAGGTTCAGGAGATTGCCAGGGGGATGGGTGCCAGGTTACTGCCCTATATGTTTAGACGCCAATGACAATGATACTGTGGAGTGCGCCATAAATGCACGGCTGTTGCGCGAATTGCCCCAGCCGTCTGATGCATCGTTGGAGCGTTTCGCTGTGTTTGTTGAAGATTGGGTTAAGACACATGTGCCTGTTGCACGCCATATTTCTTTTGAGGAGTGGCTAGCATCTACTAGTTACAATGAAGCTCGGAAAGATGAACTGAGACGCGCTTATGCAGATTTGCGCGGCGGGCCGCCCACGGAGCGGCAATGTTCACATGTTGATTCTTTCGTTAAGACGGAATCCTATCCGGAGCTTAAGAACGCTCGAATGATCAATTCGCGTTCAGATGCCTTTAAAGTGTTTTCAGGCCCATTGTTTAAAGCCATTGAGGAGGAACTGTATCAGCTTCCCCAATTCATCAAGCATGTTCCAGTGCCTGAGAGGCCCAGCGTGATCATGTCATTGCGTAGGGTTGGCTACAAGGTGTTTGCCACCGATTTCACAGCGTTCGAGTCGCACTTTACCCCCCGATTTTTAACCGTATGCGAGTGTGTGCTATATAGGCACTGCTTGAGTTGGTGTAGGGATGTGGATGTGCTGTGCGACACCATTTGTGGGCTAAATCGTACCCGCACGCGATCGGGTGTGCGGGTCAACGTGCGGGGCAGGCGCATGTCAGGCGATATGTGCACTTCACTGGGCAATGGATTCACCAATCTTATGTTGGCGCTTTACATTGCACACTCGAAGGGCGGGTCGCTAGATGGCGTTGTCGAGGGTGATGACGGTTTGTTTGTAACTAACATCGAACTAGATTCCTCCGACTACGCTGCGCTTGGGTTCACAATTAAAATCGAACGTGTTCTGGATCCATGTGAAGCTTCATTCTGCGGAATGATTTTCTCGGAGAGCGGGGAAATCGTGCGTGACCCACGCAAGTTCCTGCAGACCTTCGGTTGGACATCGTCGTTCGTGAATGGTGGAGAGGCGCTAATGCTCGAGTTGCTGCGGGCAAAGGCTCTCTCTGCTGTCTACGAAACTCCACAATGTCCTATCGTTGGGGCAATGGCCCGTGTCGCTCTCAAAAAGACCCGAGGCGTTAGGCCACGCTTCGTAGAGGATGGATATCACGCTTGCCCGCGTGATGAGCAGGATCTACCAGATTTTGCACCTTCTCCAGATACTCGCGTGCTGTTTTCGGTTAAGTACGGGGTGTCGGTCGAAACCCAATTACTCGTGGAGGCAGCGATTTTAAGTGGTGACATGCGAAGGGTTGCTCTATTGCTGCCACCACCGCCTCCCGTTGCGTGGTTCTCCACGCGCTACGAAATAGACGATTAATTGGAGCG